GTATCTGCACCCTCTGGCCCCTGAATCCGCCAGGTGACAACGATGCTGAAACGACCGCAAGCTGCTTGCGCGTCGCCTTGCCCTCGGGAGTCTCCCACATCCTGAGCCGCCATCCAGAGGGAGAATCTTCGTCAGGCACATAGGCAAATGCCGTGGACGGGAATGCAGCACCGTCTTCATTTCGTGTAATGCTCTGCTCCCGGACCCACGACATAGCCTCTTCAACCTTACCGACCGCCTTCTTCACGTCCTCTTCATCCGGCGCTTCGGTCGATAGCAATTCTTGACACAGTCGCACAATTTCCTTGACGCGCTTTGCATCAGCAACAGCGTTCCGCTTGCCAACCTCCTGGACGAATTCCTGATAGGCCGAGCGGAGGGATTCAACAGTGTTGTAGACGGTTTGCTTAGTGACTTTCACAGGGTCGCCATACAGCACTTTCCCGTCTTCGGCCATCTTGTACGATGCTCGATAGCTCTGGCCATCCACGTTGTAGACAAGTTCAGACTCAAATACATCCTCAATCTGGATATCCCGTGGCGCTGGTTCTGACTCTGGCATGAGGTAGCTCACATTCAACGCCGCCAGCAACGTTTGTCGCTTGTTCTCATCACTCATATCAGGCATGGTTGCCTCCTGGTTCATCTTCTTTTCTCCGGCCATCTTGGCCTGCATCAATACACCGCACTCAGGACACTTGACAGTGTTACATTTCACATTCGCAGCGACCGCCTCTTCGGTATCGCATTTTGGGCATACGCAGATATGTTCGCCATGTGGGTGCACGGCTTCTTTCAACACCCACTTGCCGCCAACCTTGTGGTATTTCCGTTCTACAGCAGTCCACGCGGTTGCGTGGGCTTTCTGCTCGTCGCCGTCATAGGTCTTGAATGCAGCATTGTAGGCGCTTAGGTAGATTTTCTGAGCGCCTGTTGGCAGCTTCTTAACTGCCGGTGGTAGTTCCGCTACTGCTCCGTATGGCATCTACCCTCCTATACGCAAAAAAACCGCAAACCTCAACGGCCTGCGGTTCTTCCGTCAGCCTGATTGTCTCAGTCCAGCTTTATCGTTCTCTCAATCTTCACCAATGTCGGCTTTCCATCTCTGACCTGTACTGTGATTGTACCATACTGCACAGGCCATTGGATTTGTGCAAGTGCCTGGGCGAGTTTCGCGTCCTCGGCGGTTGTCATTTCTTCTTAATCCTCACTGGCGCAAGCGCGCATCGGCAGTTTGGGTGTTCGGGAGGTGCCATTGCGCCGCTTGTGAATGCCTGATTGACGGGAATAACGCCCTGGTCCTCGTTCGCCTGGCATTCATCACTCACCATGTCGTCGCCGGCTGTAATCCACTCCTTGCCCTCAATCCCCATGTCGTTCATGGTATCGAGGCTCGCCTGTGACAACGCTGCCGCTGTCTCGGTCCTGGCGATCATGTATGCCCGGCCTTGCTGCGTTAAGCCCTTGATTGCACTAGGCTTGCCCCTGCCCATCCAGCCGAGACTCTTTTTGATATCTGTGGTCAGGCCGCCCGGACCGCGCTTGTTCTTGATGCCGTCTGATATGACTTGAGCGAGTTGGCGTTTCGTCTCCTCGTCCATGCGCGTGACCATTGTGGCTGAGTGCTTCGCTGCCCAATCAATAGCCTGTGTCATTGGCGGACCTTCGTACGCTATCGGAATGCCAGCGGCAGTGTGGCCCCATGTCGTCATTTCCGCCGCGCCGGACATGTATGTGTCGGTCAGTTCGCCAGTCAACTCCTTTTCCAGCTTCGCCTTGAACGTCGCCAGTAGTGGGTCGAGTGCGGCGCGAATCTCGTCAGCTTGGCTCAATTCTTGCCCCTCGCAGTTTCGACGATGCAACCGCCATCGCGGCGTGGGTGTTTCTTCACCATCTCGCCGCCGCATGAATTGGGACATATGCTGTCAAGATATTCACCTGTCAGTCCCTCTGTATCGAGTATCAATATCCCCATGCGAGACCCCTTCCGCATTCCAAAATCGGCCTCGCTACACTCCCACTCCCAAACCGAACCTGGGAATTGATGCGTCTTGCCTACATGCTGAGGACAGTAAACCTCGACATTTTCCCTCGGTGTGCAAAAGTCACTAATATGCAATGGTAATCGCGTCTCGCACAGGTGGCACTTTGGCATGAAACAATCACACATTATCCCTCCCGTGTGTCTATATAGTCATTCAATTCTTATGTACCTCTTGGTATAACTCCTCGTACTTGATGAACCAGTGCTGCGGATTGCCGCATGTGCAGGGTAGTGATTCATATGGAACGTCATCGGCTGTCTGTATCGTGAACTCGTGGCCGCATGGCGCGATAATACGGAGGTACGGGCCTACTACAATGATTCCTTGCTCCGTTGCCTCTGCAATCATCTTGTCCAATGCGTCTATCAGCACGTCCCTACTGCTGGCCAATATGCCGGTGTAGCGTTCTATTGTCAGGTCAATTTTCTGCGCCATTATCCAGCCTCCGACACTGCCAGCACAATATCAAAGTCCTCACCAGAGGCTTCGCGGTACTGGATTGCGCTGTCGTAGACTTGCTGATTCGCCGCAACGAACACCCTTTTCTTTGGGGCTGAATCATTCCTGAGAACCATCGCTGCCTCATAGATAGAATCCATCGCCATAACACCGTCACCTCTATGCGCCATTACTCCTCCTCCACATGCCGCCTGTAAATCTTCTCAATCTTATCGTACGGGAACGCCTGCTCAAGCGACTTGAAGTAAGCCTTCATGGTGTTCTCCAGCTTATCGGCCCTTCGTACGTTTTCGGGGCTTTGTGGATTTGCGGGTATACGTTCTTCGAGCAGGCGTATCAACTTGCTCAATCCTTGTGTCAATTGCGTCATCAGGCACCTCCGCGATGTCTTCAATCACGTCAGCCACTTTCCCAGTGCCGCCGCATTCCTGGCACTTGCGCATTATCAGTCCGTGTTCTGACTCGGTGAAACCGCGTCCATCACATGCCGAGCACTTCATTGCTGCCTCCCTGCGCTGTCATACACTTTGGCTTCCAACTTGCTCGCAGGTGGGTATTCTCGGCCTGGACCGAGCGGCAACCACTCTCCTGATTGCGACAGGTATTCCCTGCTCTGTAGCGTGCCGTATTGGAAGGTCGCACGTCTCACACGCGCCGAGTCATTCATTACAGTGACCAAGACCTGCACGTCAGGCAGTTCGTTGCTTCCGGCTTGCACATACTCAATCATCGTCGGGTGCGCGGGGCATCCGTGGCCGTACCACTCGCATTCCATGCCCCTGCACGCCATTGACATTATTGGACATAGTTTCGCTGACTCGCCATTTTCACTCATTCTCCCTCCCTTGCAACTGCTTCAAGTACCCGCCGTAGCGATTTTATTGCCGCCGCCTCGGGGTTACTCTCCTGCTCGGTCTGCACATCCTGCATCTGTTTGATTACCTCGGCAGGGTCGTTGATGCCGATTGCAATAAGCATCTGTTGCAGCACGTCGTCTGAGGTCGCAAGCTGCGGGAATGCTGTAATGGTCTTGCTAATTGCATCCGCAATCGCCATGGCATCGACCGGCGTGATTGGAGGGAAGTCCATGTCGACATACCATTGGGTGTCCGGAACACCGTTGTACTCAAGCACGACCTCGTTGATGTCAGTGAATGTATCCTGCCAGACTCTCTGGTACGAGGTGAACTGCTTTATCATCGGCAGTTCTACGGTCTGCGCTGTTGCCAGCGAGCCCGTACTGATGTCGCCGAAGTATTGCTCGCTTATACCAACAGCTGCACACACCATCAGGCGAATCATGCGCGCATCCTGCCACGCATTCGATGCCCCTGTGTCAGTCTTGATTGGTGTCGTATCTACGCCGAGGTTCTCGGCCAGATGTGAAGCGGCAGGGATTTCCTTCTCATGCGTCTTGGCCCTGACACTATCGACTGCCGCCTGCCCGCCTTTGACCTTCGACTTCCACGCGAATCGCGCCAGTGCTAGCATGATGGCAATTCTAGAGGCGAGGAATCGGCGGTACTGTGTAATCCAGTCCAGCGCAGGTAGCAACAGCGGATTACCCCGTTGTGAAATTGTGTTGTAGCTGAGGTGGTAGACGAGCGCGTCGTTGGTTGACTGCACGGGTGA